AAATCGCAATATTCTTGACAAATTATCATAAATCGCTTATAATTAACCTTGTGAGAGGTTAAACAATCCTATGACAAATGCAGTATCTAATTGAAGACAACGAAGGCAAATTGCATGGGACATTTGAGTCAGTAACTGACTTAGAATTGTACATGGACGGTGTTAGAAACTCTAGGGGAGATAGGTATAAAGAATTGCCTATACTTTCATGCTTTGATTATATCAAATCGATTGGATGGTATCTAACAATTAAGGATCAATATTCACCCCCTAAAGTATAAAGATATGACAGTTAATAAACTGGCACAAGGTATTACACAGGGCATGTAATATGCCTTATAATAAGTGTATACAAAACAAAGGATCATTACTAAATGAAACTAACTCCAATTGCTGCTAATCAGACTGAACTAACTATCAACGACGGAACTCAAATCTTCTTCAGTTATAGAACACCAGTTGCAGCATATTGCCCAGACAAAGGTTATATCAGAACATCTAAATTCTGGTCAGTAACTACATCTAGGCACATCAATAAGTGGTTAGGAAGTATTACAAATGTAACTGAAATTGACCAATCAGTTCTTGACAATCTAGCAGCATAATGTTAGAATGGGAGTGTTAACCAAGCACTCCCTTTTTAATGCCTATGTGATACATAAGACAGTTAATCAATGTACTAAATGTAAAGAACTCCGCCCAAATCACAGTCATATCGGGGGTTCTCGGTTCATGATGGGGCCCTTATATTAAAAAGCAAACTACCCTAACCTACAAAGGTTCCCAAACGCAAGTGATATATAATAATTTTTAAAAAAAAATCTCAGGAAAAAAACCATGACCCCAACCTTTCGCCAAGACACCCAAGATAATCGCACATGGGTATTAGAGCAGTTAATTAAGTATGAAGGAGGTCTTGATAACCGAATGTATGAGTGTGCTACTAATTGTGTAAGTTGGAATATTATAAATGATGTTAAGGATGTTATTAAGACTTGGGAAGATCACAAAACTCAGTATCCTTCTACCATCCCGATTAGCAATCGCTTATGAAAACTGAATATGTCAAAAAGATTTACATTACAGATCCAAGAAGACGAGTATGGCGACCCTCTTATTTACTTACCTCATGAGGTAATAGAAGAATTAGACTGGACAACAGGAGATACTTTAGAGTATAATACAGACAATAACGCTCTTAATCTAAAACGAGATGGGTAAATTAAAAGAGAAAGTAATGGAGAATGATATCTCTAAAGCATTATTATCAATAAATGATGTGTTAATGGCACTTGGTAAACGTATTGAAGCATTAGAGAAGTATGTTTCTGAGATGCCTACTCCTGATAAAACATACTATCAACCAAAAGGGTATAAAGATTACTTAAATATTAAGGGGAACTATGATGAGATATATCGTAGAATAACCGAATTAGAAGTCTCTACAGAGGAAAAGATAGATGGGATGCAATCTTAATAACGATAGTGATACAGATAGTTGTATTAGGTATCAAGCACCATCTGGATCAGGAGGTGTTACTACAGAGTTTACTGAGTACCCAACACATGTATCACGAACAGGGAATTATAATATTTTAAACAGAGAAGGTGTTGCAGTAATGTATCCTTCTATAGAGGCATATACTTCAGGAACATACTTTCCTACTAGTGCTAATTGTGGAAAACCAACTCGACCTGCACAGTATGATAGTGATTATGTATTTGTATATGATAACTACCCTACTGGGTTATCTTATGACATGGGTGTATCAGATGCTTATTTTTGCTATTTGTATGACACTTCCGATGATCAGGGCATAATAGGTACTCCTTGTTATCATATTGAGGATGAAACGTCTACTACGAGCAACAATGATGGTTCTCCAGGTGGAGGTGTGGCATATTCTAGTGAGTGTTCTCCTTGTAGTGGATTTACGTGTGCCCCCGCAAGCACCACATTAACTTACAGTACTGGGAAGAATGGACTGGAACCTGCTCTAGGAGACGATCCAGAGTGCCCTCATCCGAATGTATGGGGAATTGGTACCTCAAGTAATAAATTGATGTTCTCGTACGATAGTTTATCGACTACTCAACCTGATGGGGTATCCGATTTTAGTCTATCTTATGATGGTGTAACCTATACTGATGTGTGGCAAGAAGACCAAGCGGTATCCACACCTTATACAACTACTCAAAACCCTCCATACCAGAGTGGCGACGAGACGTTCGATGACTTTCAGATCTTTGATTTAAACAGTGGTACTCAAACTGGGTTTAGAGTTAAGGCAAGAGTTAAGGCAGTATTTGACGATAGCGGTTCATCCACAGTATTCACAGGTACTTCATGGGAAATATTAGAGATATTATCACCAGGTGCCAATTATACAGTTGGTACTGTATTTCCTTTATCATATGTACATACCCTTCCTGATAACTCAACTGCTACATTGACCGTTAATTTAAAGATAACTGCCGTTGCCCCACAACCAACTGTAACAGGTCAAACCAATTTTGACGTTCTATTAATAGGTGATACCATTAATGGGCATACTATAACATATGTTTGGCATAGTGATCTGGATAATTTTCCGTATCATATAATATACGTCAATGGAAGTGGTAGTAATTTTACTAAGGATACACAATATACATCTAATAGAGGTAATGTAATTACTGCAAAAGCAGGAAAAGGTATAGCAGATAGAGCAGCGTTGGTTGGAATGTATGAATTTCTAGAAAAATCAACGCAATATGTTACAGTAGACGTAGATAAGAACGCACCAGACATCTTTAATCTGTTACAACAACCAGAAGTAACAGTAACACTTACAAATGGAATAGTTACTAATCTTACTATAGTCAGTGGAGGATCTGGATGGGCTAGTTATAACCGTACTCCCAAAGTTATGATATCACCCCCGTCGGTCTCCACAGGTACTCAAGCAACTTGTAAGGCAGAATTTACTGGTGGAGTGCTAACTGCTATAAAAGTAGACATACCTGGTAGTGGATATTCATCTACAAACCTTCCACAGGTTTATATAACTAACGTTCATAAGGAAACGACTACTGTTTTAGAGAATGATGCGTATATTCCCGATGAATTTGAAAAATTTAAGAAGGATATTTACGATAATATACCTGGATTAGACTTTCAAGCGGATGATTTAGCGAAATTAGAGACCACACACATGTCTCAACCCGAAAAAACCATTGTAAATGACTTTGATCCGTCCTATAAAGTGAAATTAGACACTAATAGGAACAGAATTGACAAATTACCGCAACGAAAATACGCAAAAAACAGGACTCAGCACTTATATGAGAAGACTGATGTCAAACATACCTTAGATAGCATTAAAGACATTGAAGAATTACCTAATTCTTACCTTGATTTGATGCAAAAGAACCAAATTGATGATAATAGAGCGTATCGAAGGAAGGATATTTCCGATATTACGCAGGAAACCGTACCTGATGTCACAGTTCACCGTGAAAGTTTCGTAGAGACCGTACAAGGAACCATGTCTAATCTTCCTTACTCCTCACAATACACCAAATACCTAATGAGGCAGTACAGACCCGATACGAGAAGTGTTATAGATATAAATGTAACGCTATCTTGCACTCCTGTTAACGCAGGTTGTTCACATTTTGCTTGTAGTGCCCCTGCAGGTTCTACTGGTGGCACGACTGATAACGGAAATGGTACTTCAACTACCACATCTTATGCAATGTCGGGTCTAATGGGTGATGGTTGTAAGTCATGGACTGCAACTGGTACCATGAAAATGTGGAATGAGTATACCAATCAACGGAATACTTGGAAAAGTGCAGTTAACGAAAACGGAAATCCCTATAATCCTTAAAAATGTCATCTCCAGCAGCAATTTATGGCGGTATGTGTAGTGGACATGGTGCTGGAATGTGTTCTTCACATCATCCAGGTTTAGGTGGTGGTGTTCTTGGTGGGTGTCCTCACGCTCCTACTGCACCACAGATAGTGCCAAAACCCGTAGCAGCGATGAATGCTACTACACTTTGGCCACCTTTAGTATTAGGTCCAGTTATGGCCTTTTCAAATGTGGTAATTAATGGTAGTATACCTATACGGGATCAAGATATTATCACTCCTCATCCTACTCCTAGTGTACATAGTACATCATCTGTAGGATTTAAGTGTTTCTTTACCACAACAACCCCTGCTTGGCATTGTACAATCGGTGTTGCTGCTGGAAGAGAACTTGCTACTGGACATTCAAGGAAGTTGTATGCAACAACTAAGACTGTTTGGATCAATGGTATGAGGGCAGGTAAGGTAGGTGATTTACTAGGAGATGCTACTCCCGCATTCCCTTGTACATCCGTTGTAGCAAAAGGGAGTATTAATGTATTCGTTGGAATTTAATTATGGCAACTAGAACTGGGGTTAACGGAAACGTATTTGTTGAAGCAATACCCAAAAAATCCCGTCAAGGGCAAGGTAAGCATACAAAATACGGTGCTACATCTCGTAATCACGCAAAAAAGAGGAGTAGAGGTCAAGGAAAATGAGTTTACGTGAAGCAACTGCTGAAAATCATAAAAATGCGGAAAAACAACCGTTTGTAGGCATTATGTTTGGTGGAAAACTGCCAGATGAGGTATATGCCATATATTTGTGGAATTTATATCTACAATATGAAACTTTAGAGACATTTGCTCATGAAGCTGGCGTTCTTAATACAGATGAACTAGCGGAATTGTATAGAGCACCTAAAATTAAAGAAGATTATAAGGAACTGTGGCATAGAGCTACACCTCCACCTACTCTTCAGACTACTTTAGACTTTAAAAAGCATCTTCAGGGGATATCTGGTGATCCAAAGGCACTTATGGCACATTGTTACACTCGTCACATGGGTGATTTAAGTGGTGGACAAATGTTAAAGGCGAGAGTACCTGGTTCTGCTAGAATGTATGACTTTGATGATACGGATACTTTAAAAGGAAAAATCCGTGAAAAACTCAGTGATGATCTTGAAGATGAGGTAAAAATCGCATATGATTTTGCTACTAAGATGTTTGCGGAGATGTTGATGTATCTTCCACCAGAATTGAATAAACCTTCAACTCCACCTCCAGTAAATAAATTAAATTCAGAAAGAATTGCGGATGGTGACGTTTCTTGGGAGGAAGAAGAGTAAATTATGACAGTTGAAATGTTTAATCCTCGGTGGTATTACCGAGGAGATGTGAACCCTGAAGGTCAAAAACAAATTAAGGATTTATTTGAGAAATACTTAGAAGATCCTCGATATTTCAGTAAACCCGAAAGTTGGGAATGTACTTGTTCAAGTTCTTGGGAAAGACCTGAAAATGAGGAACTTCCTTGGATTCAATGGTTAGAAGTATTAAAACCCCAATTGAATGAATTTGTAGAGGAAATGAAACCTAAAACGGATATTCAGATAATTCCTCAACAAGCTTGGGCAAATCATTACAATACTGGTCATTATCAAGAATACCATAAACATAGTGGTGTTTCTACTAATATTAGTGTTGTTTACTTTTATGATATTCCCGAAGACGATTGTGGGTTCAGATTTAATAATGATGAGTTCTACGAATACGATGGTTCTGGGTTAGATGCTCTTTTTGAACTTCCTGTAGGGTTTTATGTAACACCAAAGGATATTAAGACTGGTAGTGTTGTAATATTCCCCTCTCATTATGCTCATTCTGTAGTTCCTAACAGGTCAAATAACAGAAGAACTACGATGTCTGCCAATATATTTGTAATTCCCCAAAATCCAGCATAAATAATAATTGCAAGGGGTTTTTATGGTTAAATGGCATTCAAAGAGGTTACAGGTAAGGATTTAAAGTTATCTCGTAGCTTTAAAGACATAAACCTTAGTATGGGGAGCAATCCTTTTACTAAGGATGTTTCTGTGGTCAAAAATAATAATGCTATAAAACAATCCATACGGAATTTAGTTCTGACTTCTCCTGGTGAAAAATTATTTCAACCTTGGTTGGGGTGTAGAGTAAAAGAGATGCTCTTTGAGCCTCTAGACATGTTTACAGCCCAAAGTATTCAAGATGAGATAATAAATACCATTAACCAACATGATGAGCGTATACAATTACAAAGTGTAGAAGTTATCCCGAATTTTGGGAATGATAGATTGAATATCAGTATCGAATATAAAATTGTAGGTATACCAATAGTTGAGACAGTCGATTTCGTACTACAGAGACCTGAATAATGCAACCGAATAATTTAACAGCATTAGATTTTGAAGATGTTAAAGCTTCTATTAAATCTTATCTTAGAACTAGAAATGAGTTCTCCGATTATGATTTTGAAGGGTCTGCTTTATCTTATCTGGTAGACACTTTAGCATATAACACATATTATACCGCATTTAACGCTAATATGGCGATGAATGAGGCATTTTTGCCGTCTGCTACAGTAAGGGACAATGTTGTTAATATTGCCAAACTTTTAAATTATGTTCCTAGATCAATACTTGCTTCTAAGGCGTGTTTAACGTTCTCTGTACAGACACAACAGACAAATGGAGCATATCCATCAACTGTTACCTTAGCGAAAGGTCCAGTGTCATCTGGGGGTAACTTTATTTGGAATATTCTTGCATCAAAGACAGCAGAAGTTAATACTACAACAGGTATTGCGTTATTTGACAATGTTGAGGTAAAAGAGGGATCTATTATCAATTATGAGTATGTTGTTAATACATTCCAAACACAGAATTTTATAGTACCATCAGAAGACGTTGATATTAATACTTTAGTTGTTAAAGTCAAGGCAAACGAAACTTCTACAACATCTGACCTTTATAATAAGGTAGATACAGTTACTAATTTAACTGGTACTACAAGGGTGTATTTCCTTGCTGAAGGTGAGGATATGAGATATGAATTGAGATTTGGTGATGATAGTGTAGGTAGAAAACTTAAAGATGGTGAGGTTATCGAATTAGAATATTTGGTAACTTCAGGAACCGAAGCAAATGAAATTAATAGTTTTGATTATATTGGTAATATAACTGATAATTTGGGAATTACATATTCTACAGGAAATATAACAGTAGGTATCAAGCAAAAATCTCAATTGGGTGAAATTGCTGAAACTATAGAATCTATCAAGTATAATGCTCCAAGATATTACTCTTCTCAGTATAGAGCAGTAACAGCACAAGATTATGCTGTTATTACTAAAAACATCTATTCTAATGCAGATAGTGTTATTGCTTATGGTGGAGATGCATTACAACCCCCAATTTACGGTAAGGTTTACGTTGCAGTAAAAACTAAGACTGGATCTTTACTTAATGATGCAACTAAAAAGAGTATTGCTGCAGATCTTAGAAAATATGCGATGGCATCTATCGATCCTGTAATTATTGACCCAGATGATCTATACATCTATCCAAAACTATTTGTTTTATACGATACTGGTGTTACAAACAATACTTCCCAAATAAAGACCGATATTCAATCAGCAATTAATGATTGGGCAACTCAAACACAAATCAATAACTTTAACTCGACATTTAAGAGTCAGCAATTCCAGAAAGCAGTTACTTTAGCAAATAAGGCAATTAGTGACGTTTCTCTTCAGTTGACTATTCTAAAATACATTAAACCAATCACCAACCAGACAAATACTTATTGTGTATCTACTGGTTCTAGTCTTTATAATAGTGCTCCAAGTAATACAGACGGAACATCATGTAAGAAAGAACCTGTAATCCTCTCAGGAACCTTTAGAACTGCCGATAGACCAGGAATTGATCAACAGTTTGAAGATGATGGTTTTGGTAAACTCAGGACGTTCTACAACACAGGTAATAAGAAAGTCTATACTAATAATTCTGCTGGTACTGTAAATTATGATACTGGTGAAATTTGTATTGGACCAATTACTGCTGTAGGTGCTGGAGACGATGTTCCACTCACAACTAACTTAAATCTTACTGATAGTGTAACAGGAACAGGATCTGTTATTGATACTGGTCTTTTAGCGACTGATTTATCAATTCCAGTTCTATTCATACCATCAAACATATCAGCAATCCCTGCATCAACTCCTGGCACTATTCTTAGTATCGTAAGTCCAGAGGTTACTGTAGCCGCTATTGGCACACCACCACCTTCCACTATACCACTAAATAGTTTGACACCAACAGTCTTCGCTCAACCACCTACTATTATCGTGGTCGATGCTATAACCAACACTGGTTCACTAACCACTTCGAGTTGTTTCTAAGTTAGATGACAAATATCAATAAGGTTTCTCAGGCAATTAATGCCCAAACACCTGAGTTTATCAGGAGTGACTATAAACTATTCAACAAATTTGTTGAATATTACTATAGATCACAAGAAAAAACGGGTTTAGGTCAGAATTTACTTAACAATTTTCTTCAATATCTGGATATTGATAAGTTGGATATTAGTATCCTTGATGGTGCGACTAAGGTAGTAGAAGATGTAAAAGCAACTGATGAAACGATAGTAGTAGAAACAATTGATGCATTCTTAGAGAAGAATGGATCAGTAATGATAGGCGATGAGGTAATATATTACGAGAAAACGACTTCTGCTCCAAATATAGCATTAAGTCCAGGTATTTCATATGATCAGGTAAAATTAAAGTGGACTGGTCTTGCAAATCCACTTAAATCTTTTGATGGCACAACTACATCATTCCCATTAACTTCACAGAACAATCCAGTTGCTCCTCCTTCTGCACAACACTTGATTGTTAGTGTTTATGGTGAAACTTTAATTCCAAATACTGATTATACTGTTAGTGGAACCAATATTGTATTTACAACTGCTCCTAGACTAAAATTAGCATCAGATGGTGAAAGTTTTACTTATATCACTTATTTGAGTGGTTTTGTTGAGAATACTATTGTTGGAACGGATAATATTTCTAATACATTTGGTGATAGTAAGAAACAATTTACTTTAACTAGAAATGGTGTAAGATATGCACCAGAAATTACTGAATATGTTATTGCTGTATATGATAATAAACTTTTAATACCTAAAGTAGACTTCTTCCTTGATGATGACCAGTTTATATTTAAAACTGCTCCTCTAAATGGTAGAGCATTATCAGTATACGCTATTGAGGCACCTATTCCTTCTTTTGGTTCTAATGCTGTAGGATATTCTCGTGTTGATGATACTGGTAATATCACTAGTATTGCAATTAATGCAAATGGTACTGGTTACAGGTATGAATATCCACCAAAAGTTTCTATTAACTCGGATACTGGTAGTGGTGCTTCTGCAACTGCTTTAGTTAATGGTATTAAGAGTGTTGCTCTTCTAGATGGTGGTAAAGGTTATAGTGATACTAACCCACCTACTGTTGTTATTCAAACTCCAACTAAAACTGGATCTAGTGTAGCATCTGTTAAGGCAACTGTTACTAATGGTGAGGTTTCTGGACTTGAAGTTACCAATTCTGGTAGTGGGTATACTTTTACTCCTAGACTTACTTTCTTACAACCTGGAGGTGCTATATTAGGTGCTCCAACTATTTCTAGCGGTCAAATAACTGGTACTGTACCAATTACTACTGCTGGTCAAGGATATACAACGGTTCCAACCATTTATGTTGATGAACCAACTGGTTCTAACCCAATTAAAGCAAATTTAAGAGCAGTTTTAACAGATGGTAAGGTTACTGGTGTTACTATACTAAATGCTGGTCAAGGATATGAAACTGTACCTAGAATAGCAATTATTGACCCAGTTGGTGCTCAAATTCTTCAAACATCGGTTGATGGTGATGGTCGTGTTATCAATATTGAGATTTTAAGTGGTGGTGGTGGATATGAAGATACCCCATCTGTTTATATTGTAGATGATAGAGTAAATGATCTAGGAGTTTATATTGGTGGTACTGGAGCAACTGCTACAGCATCGATTTTCAATGGTCAGATCATTGATATCAACATTACCAATTTTGGTACTGGGTATAGTGCTGTAACACCTCCTCAAATCATAATTCAGTCACCACCTTCAGCAGAAGCTTCTGCTACTATTGGTTTAAATGAAGTTACTGGATTTACAGTAAATCAGGCTGGTTCTGGATATACTAAAGCACAATTTGAAGGATGTGCTAGAGCAGCGAGTGCAATTAAAGAATATACTGAAGATGGTAATGCAGTATTCTCTAATAACACTGTTGCGTCTGCTGCAACTAAAGAAACTACTGTTAAGTGTCTAGATGCTGTATTTGTTAAAAGATTACTTGATAAGTACACAGAACAGTTCTTACCTGATGTTCCTAGTTTAGATTATACAAAAATTGATGTTAGAAACTCCATTAAGACAATTAAGGACTTCTATTCATCTAAAGGTACTTCTTATAGTATTGCTTACTTATTTAAGTTACTATACGGTGAAACTGTAAGTATTTCTTATCCAAAAGACCAAATAATCAAACCTTCTGATGCTACTTGGTCAATTGACACCATTCTTCGTGCAACTTTAGTTAGTGGTAATCCTGATAATATTAGAGATGGTCTATTAACTCAAGATGCTGATATTGCAGATACTAATGTATTAGCAGCAAGTGCTTTAATAGAAAACTTTATTTCTATTAAAACATCAGAAACAGAGATATTTGAGTTAGTTTTATCAGAAGAAACTATTGTAGGAAATTTCACAGTACCTTATAAGACAAGACTTGCTGAACCATTAACTGCAACTGCTGGTATCATCACTGTTGACTCTACAATTGGTTGGCCAGAAAGAAACGGTGAATTTGTCATAGGTACAGGTGCTACAGCAGAAGTTGTACAATATAAGGAAAAATCACTTAACCAGTTTATAGAATGTACTCGTTCTGTAAATGGTGTTGTTGAAGATTGGGATTCTGCTACTGGAATAGCATCAAACTTCACAGTGTATGTCAATAAAGGGACTTCTCAAGAAGTTGTGATGAATATTGTTGGTATTGTTGATGCAGAACAAACAACACTGACAGATACTGGATCTTACTACTTACCAGGTGATAAATTAACTGTTTCTAAGTTAGGTGGTACTGGCGAAGGAGCAGACTTGAAAACTTGGTTATATAACGTTAAAAAGTTGGTTACTGTGACATCTATCACTTATGGTGGTGTTAATAATCAATCTGCAACTGTTACATGTGCTAATGCTCATGGTCTTCTTGTTGGTGATCAGGTAACTGTATATGGTGCTAACCCCATTATCTACAACGGATCCTTCTTTGTAACATCTAGAGATACTGCGAATGTTTTCCAGTATCAATTACCTCAACCTGCTACAGTTGTACCTCAAGGTAATATTCTTGTATCTGTTGACCTTAATAAAGGTAAGTCGGATAATACTGCTATTTTAAATGTTATTGGACCATATACAACTAACGTCCAGAATACATTTTTCAATGATACCCATGTGTATGTTGCTTCTACAGGTATTCCAAACTATGAAATTGGACCTTTTCCAGGATCTGCACTTCTTCCAGGTAACCAACGTAAATTAAATAGGTTCCCTAAAACTTCACAGACAATTTCAACTAAAAACCTAATATCAAGTAATGTACCTGTTGGTACATGGGTAAACGGTGTTTCTATATGGTCTTATAAGTCTAAATTAACTAAAACTTTTGGTGCTTTAACTGCAATTTCAATTACTACAGCAGGTAAAGAATATGATGCTGCTTCTCCTCCAGCTATGACAATAGATGGTGGTGGAGGTAGTGGTGCTACTGCAAGTGTAACTGTTGATGGTTCTATCTCTGAGATCACAGTCACTGCAGGGGGTTCTGGGTACACATCATCACCATTGGTGTCTATAGTCGGTGGTAATGGTGCTGGTGCTGCTGCAACTGCTATTATTACCAAAGGAGTTGTTTCACGTATTTTAATTAACGATGGTGGTTCTGGATATACTTCACAACCTCAAATAACAATTGTTGGAGGTGGCGGATCTGGTGCAACTGCTACGGCATCTGTTCGTGGTCCTATTAAAACTGTTGCTATTACAAGTGGTGGTGCATCTTATACCTCAGTACCAACAGTAAGTCTAAGTTCTGGTAGTGGTGCTGTTGCACAAGCAATCGTTAATGATGGTAGAATTATATCTATTGCTATCATTTCTGCTGGATCTGGATATACTACTGCACCTGAAGTAACTATTCAAGGTGTTGGATTTGGTGCTATTGCTAGAGCAACTATTGACACTGATGGAGAAAATGCTGGAAGAGTAACTAATATTGAGATTATTAATAAGGGTATTAACTATGTTCAAGGAACTACACTTATTAACTTAACTTCTATTGGATCTGAAGCTACTTTCACACCATCTGTGTTCCAGTGGACTTACAACCTTCAAGCAACATCAACATTCGATGCTGCGAAAGGTGCTGTATTTGAAGGTTATAACAACGAATATGGTGGTGAATATGCTCACTTATCCAATCCTCAGAAATTAAGATATATTCTTGGTGATAACTTATTCCAAAATACTGATGGTGCTATTAAGGAGCAAGAGACACAATTAGCACACTCACCTATTATTGGTTGGGCATTTGATGGTAATCCGATATATGGACCTTATGGATACACTGATCCTACTGATCAAACCTCTACTATTACAAAATTAAACACATCATACAGATTAAAGACAAATTTAGTCTTTGATGCAACTAACAACCCATTTCCTTCTAGAACTGCTGGTCCTCTTATAACAGATGAGGCTTCTGGTAATTTTGTTGAAGATTATGAGTATGTCTTTGGTTTAGGTGATTTAGATCAATATAATGGACGTTTTTGTAAGACACCCGATTTCCCAGATGGTAGATATGTATATTTCGTAACTATTGATGCTACAGAGGATGGTAATCCACTATTCCCTTATGTTATTGGTCCTAGTTACAACTCTGTTGTTGATACTTGGAACTTAACTCCTAATGCTATTCAACAGAACATTCCTACTGGTGTTGTTAGATATAGAGACCCATATGAGAATGTTGATATTGATGTTGAAAGAACTCCAAACGCAGCATCAAATGCATTAACTATGGAGAATGGTGATATTCTCTTATTTGATGCAGAGGATGATAACCGTGATGGTGTTATCGAATCTGATGAAGTACCAAGACAAATGTTCGAGGAATCTCCTTTACAACTCTTTGATTACTTCCCTAAAGTTAAATTTGACTCTAAAGTTGATATTGAAGTTGAGACTACTACTAAATTTGAAGATGCATCTGTTACTGGATTTACAGTTGAAAACCCAGGTAAAAACTATCAGGTAGATGATCGTCTTGTATTTGATAATACAGATACTGATGGATCTGGTGTTTCTGCACGTGTTTCTAGAATTAAAGGTGAAACAGTTTCTGCTTACACATTTGAAAATATCAGTGGATTCAATTTTGGTGTTCTACAAACTTCTATACCTCACAATATTGTTGCTGGCGATCAGGTATTTGTAGATTATACACCTATAATGGCGAATACCAATAAGACATTTATTGTTCGTCAATTTAAAGGTATTGAGCAAATTGTTATTGACCAAACAGGATCAGGATATAATACTGACATTCCTCCATCAGTTATTATTGATGGTGATGGATCATCTGGAGAATTAGAAGCTACTGTTAGTTCTGTAGGATCTATTGATACTATTAATATCATAAATTCAGGATCTGGTTATACTAAGAACCCTAGAGTTATCCTAACTCACCCACAGATCTTTAAAAAAGCAGATTACTACATCTCTAAGATATCAAATAACAGTTATGTTAAAATTAATGATGTTCATGTAGCAGATAATAAAGAATCATACCTTTGTGGTATGACTAAGGATGCTAGTGGAAATCAAGTTGCTTTTATTGCTAAAGTTTCAGCAACTGGTGTTAAGCAATGGGAAAGAACTTTAGAAAGTAATACAGGTCAAAATTATACAGAATTCCAGAAAATTTTTGTTGATGGTAATAGTATATGGGTAGTTGGTGGTAATAAACCAAATGGTAATATGCTATCAGCATATAACCCTGATATAATCTTAGCAAAATACACACAAGCAGAAAATGGTCTAAGTGCTGCATTAACTTTCCAGAAAGGATATGCTGGTATTTCAGGTTCTACTCGTGCTGATTATGTAACTTCACTTAAGAAATATTCAGATACTCGTTTCATTATTGCTGGTTATACCAATACTAACTCAGGTGCTCCTTTCGATGCTTGGATTGCATCTATTGACACTACAGGTAATTTTGCTATTAAGAGAAAATTAGCAACTACTAATGCATCCGAGAAAATTACAGATCTAATTGTTAATGGTACAGATATCTACTTGTGTATGGAAGTTGCTACAACTTCCACTGAAGGAGATGTTAATCCTGCCATTGCTAAGATAACACTTGGGGTAAATGCATTTACAGTTGATTGGATTAAGCAATACACAAATGTTCTTTATTCTACTCTTGATACAAGCATATGTATTGATGAATTTAATGAAATCTATCTCACATCAACTTTAAGACTTAAATCTGATGATACTACTAGAGATAGTTTCTGGGTAGGTAAAGTAGATTCTACAGGAGATTTACTATGGAACTATCGTTATGTTACTCCAGGTAGAGATATATCACTTGCTAAGAAATCTGTCATTGACATTTTTGGTGATTTAAACATTGCATTTACTAGAACAAATAATACAAACACTTTTAAGACTGTAGATTCAGTTAAAATTGGTTATGATGGTAAACTTAAGAACCATAGTACAAATTCATTTACTAATGATAACGTAGAAGGTCTTACTGTACACTCATTAGATGTTGATAATTCAGGTGATATTCATCTTTATGGTCAAACCAATTACAATAGAAATGAATTTATATTCGACTTTGCTTCTAATGCAACTACCGATGTAACAGGACATTATACACTCAATACTACTTCTGCAACTAATTCAATTACTGTTGCTGGTAATCTTGCTAAGATTTATGGTTATAATCCTGCTGGTCTTAATAGTTCTTGGGTAAATTCTTACTTTGATATTTCTTCTTCTGCTTTAGGTACAAAATTAGCAAATGATTGGACTTTAGAGTTCTTTATTCATAGAGTAAGTTCAGAATCTCAAACTTTATCACAAACTAATCAAACTCTATTTGGTATCGGTGGAGCACAAGATGCTACTGGTGGATTATGGTTAGGATATGATATGAGTTCTGGTAAGTTGCAATTTGCAGCAACTAATAATTCAACTGCATTAAGTGGTGCTACACCAGTAGAATCTACACAAACCAACATGTTTGCTAATAATAGTTGGCAAGTTATTGGTGTTAAGAAAGAAGGTAATGATTTCAAAGTATATGTCAATGGTATTCAGGTAATTACTGGTATTATTTCTAATACTGCTCTAGGTGCTAAAACACTATACTTTGGTAACCAAGTAGGTTGGGGTACTGGTGCTGGAGACTTTAAGAAAGAAAGACAAGGACAATTCTATATTGATAATATTAGACTTAGAAATGGAGCAGTTGTACCAACAGTTCCTAATGATATTCAGAACTTACCTCCAACTGATACTTTTGCATTAAGTTATAGTTGGAATGATACTTCATGGTTCACTACTAATCTAAACAGATATGATTATATCGATTATGTTGGTTGGGGATTAAAAGTTGATAAAGATGCTGATGCTGCAAGGATTGGTACTCAAAGTACTCAAACCAATACTCAAATTGGATTTACTAGAACTGCTGTAAGTCCTGTAACTGGAAGTGTATTAACTGTTACAACAACTGGAATATCTTTAGCATCTGCTGGATTGCAGTCATTAGATTATGATGATGCAACTATAACACTTCTTCAAGATACTGAGACATTAACTTACACTCAGGATACATGGAGTTCCAGAACAGCAACAGTACCTTCACCAGGTTCTCAAAAACTTAAGGTATCTGCTGTAGTTAAAGATCGTTATTTCTTTAAGGTTACAAATACAATTAAAATTGATAATATTCAAGAATTAACTGTAAATCAGGCATTCAACTTCACCGTTGGTGCGAAATTAAGATTGAATAATGATTCTGGTACATTTGTTAATAGTGGTTACATAATCAAGACAGATACTGTTAATAATAAGGTATATCTTGCTGTTAATAATAATGCTTGGACAGATGATTTAAATACTGGAAAATTAGTTACAGAACAGTTTAATGAGCAAAGTACTTATGGTATTGTAGGACCAATTCCAAATGATACTAATATTATACAAAATTATGTTTTCTCAATGGTCAACAATACCACTCCTGGTACTTTTGACATAGATTTAGATGATTATAATTTAGATGGCACTGGTTATAATGCTGGTGGTGGTCAGAACCTAGATGGATTTGCTAAGTTCAAACCATTCCTAGTTGCTGATTATTCAGTTAAAATTGAGGAAGTTGCTGGTGGGTCACCATTTATTGTTGGATCTGTAGTTAATATTGCTGCTAGTAATATTTCATTCAATGCAACATATACAACTGCTCAAGTTACAGGTCTAACTGCAGTTACTAAGATTACGTTAACTGCTAATTTAAATAAGACACTTCAAGTAACTGCTGTTGCTAATACTAATGAAGTGTATGTTATCACAGCAACAAGTCATTATTTGAATAAGGGTGAAATATTATATGTTGATGGTAACCCATCACAGACTGTTGGTGGTACTGTTTATGATGAGTATGATGGTGCATTTGCTGTAGATACTATAGTAAGTCCTTTAGAATTTACATATAAATTACCAACTATTGCAATTACTGACCCTGCAACATCTGCAGGTACT